AGCCGTTAGAACCTTGAATACCCTGGAATCCATTTGAGCCTTGAATGCCCTGGAATCCATTTGAGCCTTGAATACCCTGAAATCCATTTGCGCCTTGGATGCCTTGAAAACCATTAGCTCCCTGGATACCCTGGAATCCGTTAGCGCCTTGGATACCTTGAAATCCGTTAGCGCCTTGGATACCCTGGAATCCATTTGAGCCTTGAATGCCCTGGAATCCATTTGAGCCTTGAATACCTTGAAATCCATTGGCGCCTTGAATACCTTGAAATCCATTGGCGCCTTGAATACCTTGAAATCCTAAATCGCCTTGAATACCTTGAAATCCATTGGCGCCTTGAATACCTTGAAATCCTAAATCGCCTTGGATACCTTGAAAACCCTGAATGCCTTGTATACCTTGGAATCCTAAATCGCCTTGGATACCTTGAAAACCCTGAGTGCCTTGAATACCTTGTAAACCTAAATCGCCTTGAATACCTTGAAAACCTTGAGTACCAGTTGTACCTTGAATACCCTGGAATCCTAAATCGCCTTGAATACCTTGAAAACCTTGAGTGCCGGTTGTACCTTGAATACCCTGGAATCCTAAATCGCCTTGAATACCTTGGATACCCTGAGTACCTTGAATACCTTGAATACCTTGAATACCTTGTGTACCCTGAATACCCTGAATACCTTGGATACCTACACCACCACTATTTTGCCAAATAATACCATCACTGTGCCAACGTTGACCATCGTCAGTTTGAACCTGCTTACCGATATAAGCAGCAGGATCTAGATAGTTTGGATCTAGTGGATCTACATAACTTGATGGTATGATGTATAAGCCGTCGTCGGCTGGATAACTGCGGCCTGATAAGAACTTTTCAATCACGGAACAACGCCCACATGTTCTGCTGATGCTTGTTCATTTGCTGATGCCCACACTTGAAAACTGGCCGTATTGCCTGCTCTAACGTAAATAATATCACCGTTAGTAGTAAAAGTAGTAATACCATTAGCATTTAATACATTTCGTTTAATAAGGGAACGTCCTTGGAGAGGTATAGCAACAGATTCGCCTGCAGGTACATATATTCTTCCAAAGGCATCGTTGTTAGCAGTTCCGCCTTCAGGTCTGAATCTAACTTCAATCCAATCTGTTCCTGCTGTAACATTTTTAGCAACTAATGGAGTGAGAAAAAATAATTCTCCTGCTGCAATACCTCTTGATATGTCCGAAGAATCACGACTACTCGGATAACCTGAACGTGAAGGATCAGGAACTGAAAAGTCTGGAGCCTCTGCAATATTTATCCAATCTGTACCAACACCTATGTATTGTATGCTTATAGGTTTACCTGTTGATGGTTGTCTACATTTTATTCTTGTCATCCAAATCCTCCGAATGTAATAGCCGCTCGAATGGCTTCACGCTTTGTTGGCGCAATAAAACCTCTTCCACCCATACCAAATCGCGCATCAATTGTAACATCACCAGCGAACAAAGCGTTACCATCACTATCTTGTCCTGTTGCAATAACCACAGCGCCATTCGATTCTAAGATGCTATCTCGAATAGGCAATCTAGACTCAGCAGGAGGAATCTTGATTGTCCAAACACCAATCATTGTAGCAGCCCAAGTATGCCCAATAGCTTCAATTCTACTTGGTTCAGTTCTAGTTACAGGACTCTGTAAAGTTGTTTGAACACTAATTGTTGCCGCATTTATAGCATCTCTAGCATTAGTATTTAGTGAGAGTTTGTTAAGTTCATCTCTCATAAAATTATAACTATGAACAAAGGCCGCGGTTTTATCTATAGTAAATACTAGATTACCAGTAACATCAAACAAAACAGATTGGAATCTATTGATCATATCAGTAGAACCACCACGCAACATATATTCTATCGAACGAATCCAAACATCGGAATCAGTAATACATTCATAAGATTCTACAGAATTTGTCCAGCCAGTATTATATCCTTGAGAGGTTAGATTTGCCCAAACACCATTAACGATTGTTGTTCTGTTTGTGGAAATGATGTTTGCCGCGGTAGAGTTTGCTGTGACAGTTATAACTGTATCATTAGGAATACCAATTCTTCTTGATCCATCAGCAACTAGTGAATAATCACCAAACTGTGTAGAACATGAACTGAGAATGATTTGACCACCACTCATAGCTAAGAAGTGCTTGTGTGCCCACATAGAGATAGCGTTAACAGCGTTGATTAGACCACCATTCTTTGCACAGTAACCAATGCCATTATAAGACACAGGAGTAGCACCCCATGTCATAATATTAGGAAAAATTGAATACTTAGAACAAACAAGACCATCTGCAAGACAAACACCGGCACCTCGTGCATATTGAGGATTGGAATTTGCCGCATCTAAAGAAGCACCTGTAAACCCGTCTGGTTGTGGGACACGAACAGCACACTTGTGCGCGTATGGTACGCGCGTGATGATTGCACCCGGTCTAAAACTAAAAGCAAAACCTTCAGTTGGATTTGTCAGGCTATCAAGTCTAAAGTTTTCAATAATGAAGCCTTCGATGAAACATCCTGATCCCATACGGAATACATTTTTTTCCTCGAAACCAACCTTAGGGCGAATGAATACTGCTCTATGAACACCCTGAAGAATACAATTATCAGGAAGGTCTATATGACCTTGCGTTTCATAGGTGCCGGGTCCTACTTTAATGATTGTTAGTTCGTTTCTAGCAGTAGCAATCGCAACAGCTTTTTCTATTGTTGCGAAAGGCGCATATTCACTTGTACCATCATTTGTTGTGTCACTACCTGATGTAGCAACATATATTGTTTTTGCGATTGATGGAAGAGCACCAGGTAGACCAACATCTCCAACATTTACCCAAATACCAGCGCGACGAATCTGTAGAAAATCTGTTTCTTCATTGTAGATAACAAGACCATCTGGTGGAGATTGAATACTTTCCCTCTCAAAAGTATTCATACGAGGGAAAAGAATACCTTGGTTCTTTGACCATGCTTCGATAATAGCAGCTGGATTTCTTATTGCTGTATTACCAACTGTAAGATCGCCAGACTTATATACTATAAACTTCGTATTTGAGTTTACTTGTAGATTGAGAAGAGTTGAATTTGCGGACGAGTTAACATCATTGACACTCATCTTTATGGCATTGTTTACCGATACCGATGATGTAATCCATGTTGCGCCTAAATTAGATAATGCTACTGCCATTAGTCTTGTACCACCAAATATGTTGTTTGATAATCTTGGCTAGGTAGACCAGTGAAGTGATAGTCTTCTGCCACGATTTTACCGTTTCCATCATATATAACAATCGGCAATACTTGTTGCCAATATTCAGGCTCATAATAAAGGTCATAATCATAAGATAGTGTAAATTCCGATAGTACTAATTCAGTTCCCGAATCATCACCAATAATCGTATCACCAGGTTCAAAGACACCATTAATATCATAAAGAACTACTAACCCTGTATCGGGATAATAGTTCTTCAGTCTTGCCATAGAGTTCCCTGATCTTACGATCTCATTGAAGTTCCAACTCATCTACCACCACCTGCTGCTCCACCATAAACTAAAACCTCATATGAGTGCCCTAGTGGATTAGTAGATCCCGCTGGATGTTCAATATAGCAAAATTGTTCATCACTAGCAGCAGCATCTCCCATCGCGCATATAACTTTCTTGCCGCCTATTTCTACACACATTGCTCCATATACAGCAGACAAAGCTCCTCCGTCACAATGATTATCTCTATCGCCTTCAACTGCCCACAACAATCCATTAACAAGGACTGCATTCTGTCCTGTTACCTTTGTTTCAGCACCGCAAAATCTTGAATCTGTATCTCTATGGGCTCCTGGCACTATGCTACCTTTCTTGGTCTTCCTCTACCGCGCTTGATGGGTTCAGCTTCTTCATTAAGAACAATTGGTTCATACTTTATGTCTTCTGGTGCAAATACAGCAACGCCAGTTGAACCAAGACCACCGATTCGATCAGTCTTTTGTTTTGGCGCTTCAAAAGTTTCCCAAAGCACATATTCTTCACGCTTTACCATCTCCGCTTGAGCAATTCTATCACCATTATTTATCGTCTGATCCACTTCGGAACGATTGGTAAGTAGAACAAAAGTTTCTTGAATATAGTCCGAATCGATTACAGCCTCAAGATTAGCAAGAATAAGACCCTGCTTGTAAGATAGCCCAGAGCGCGGATGAATACGAACTGAGTATCCTTCTGGAATATCAAAGATCAATCCGGTAGGAACAAGGATACGATCACCTGGCATAATGCGAATAGCACCAACAGTACTCAATGGTCTTGTGAATGGCGCATTGAATGAGTTGTATCCACTATATGTTGCTTTACCTTCAGCCTGAAACGATAAGTCAAAACAAGCCGCTTGCTTGGTACCAAATTTCGGCAATACGATATTTGGATTTGTCTTGTAAATGTTCAATCTGTTCATGATATACTCCGTTGTCAATTGTTATTCTTCCCTGCGCTTTTTACCTATGTTATATTTAGCAACAAGGTTCCAATCGCTCTTCTCTTTGTGAGAAATGATCTTGATCTGGGACAGTGGTGCTACAGGCACTGCACTTTTATCTTCGTCTACCAAACTTATTAACTCCCATTCATGGAGCAGGTTGGCAATAGTATTAAGACGGGCGCGGTCATCTTCTATGAAGTCTGACTGCTTCCCGTCTAATAAAAATAATTGCTTAAAATGAACGATGTAATATCTGCCCTGCTTGTGTAGTATGTGGCAAGACTGATATAGTGTTTTATCTTTTTTAGAGGCTACTCCAATGCGTGATAAAGTTTCACGAACTTTTAAAAAGTTGTCTGGACTAGGTAATGTTACCTCCACTAGTTCGTTTATGTCTAACATTCAAACCACCTTTATTTAAACTCTTTTTTATATCTTCAATTTGCGCGGTAGACAATAATGAAAGGGCGTCCTTAGCCTTCTCGTTGGAATAGTTATAATACTCTTTAACAGCATCCAAATTCTCTATAATATCACGCTTCTGCCATTTCTGGAAAGGCCTTTTATACGCCCTTACAGTATTTAGCAGATAGTGATATTGTAGGAGATTGTCGGTTGATGGGTTCATATTCATCTCATTTGCGGCCATTACCATGTCCAGGTGGAAAGATATGGAACGGTTAACGACGAACGGGACATAGTCCCGCTCGTTCTCAGAGGTGATAACTACCTTCTTAGTCTGTTGGATAGAAGGTATAATGTCTTTGAAAAGGTCAGTCATTCAATATTCAACTCTTTTTTCTTTTGGACATATGCTTCTATAATAATAGATTTGCCGCCTATGTTTGGAGCACCCATATTTGTAATGTAGTTTTTCCAATCAATTTGTTCAAACACTTTACGAACATAAGGTTTTTTTGGAGCAAACACAAAATGAGTTGTCGTTGTATGAGGAACATCTTCCATATTACATAGACCGATTTTACCCCAATACTTTAGACCGAATTCCCAATAGATTTTGTTCTTTATTTGCTCTCTCACATAAGGAGTTTTCTTAACATTATCGCATGTAAGAAAAACATCAAAGTCTTCATGTTTTGTTGCTGGTCTTTTGGTAATACGAAGATTTTTTCCTAATGCTGCCTTAGACCAAACTTGCATACAACAATTAACATCATATGGAACATTTTTAAAAAGAAAGCTATTCTTTGGAAGAAGACTGCTATGATAAAGACCAAAATTAGGATCAAGTTGATAATGTACTTTCCAAGATGAATGCCATTTAGCAGGTACAATAAATGCAATCGTCTCACTAAACTTAGCGGCATGATTGAAAAATGCTTTGGCTAAAGGATTCATATAACCAGATCCAAAAGGAGGATTACCCACACACAATATACGAATGTTATTATGTAGAGGATCATACGGAGAAATATAAGTAAAGAAATCCTGTTTTTTAATGTTCTTACCTTCAGGTTCTAGATCAAGAGCAAGAGTGTTCTTCGGTAAAAACTTTAAGAAATTGCCTGAACCTGCAGAGGGTTCTATGACAAGATTGTAATCTTTTATAGATACGAGACTGTCGATCTTATCAACAAACTCTTTGGCAATATCAGGATTAGTATAAAACTTATTTAACTCTTTTTGTCTGCTTTTCATTCTGTTGGACCAGATGCACTGCAAAGAGGAGGCATTTTTTCTAACTTTTTATAATATAGATCAATTAAGGTAGACTCATATTTATGAGCAACCTTATTCAAGACCCTCTGCTTTTTTCCAAAGATCACGGTATTAGTCCAGTTTTCAGGAATCTCATACGCGAAAATTTCAACATTCAGATTTTTTCTAATAGCAAGATAGTTTGCCTGAGTTACAACAAAATTAGTTGTAGCACAACTACCCTTGATCATGGCTTTTTTAGTGCCACAATTATATGAAGAATACCTCGACTTCAAACCGGAACTAGTCATTCCAATTTTTACAACTTTCTTGGAATATGCAATGAGATACAACCATTCCTTTTGTTCCGCATTCCAAAGATTTTTATGTTCTTCGACAGGAAGATAATCTACCAACATGCCATCATGATCTTTTCCACCAATAAATTTTCTTTTGCTTTTTGGAAAATTTTCTTTGATATTTAGAACACAATCAGCGACCTTGAAAAATTTAGCACCATCTGCTAGATTTTCCATTTGTTTAACAGTCAAGAGTTCATTCATATCAAAAACAAAGTTTTGATTTTCAATAAACTTGGTAATCTCACGATAAATTTTTCCGTTATCGACGCTTGGATAAATTGACATATTTTCCTCTTCTATTGTAGAAGATATTATATCATCAAATAAGCTCACAGTCAACCATCAATTCTGTTAGACAAGCAACCAAATTGATTTCCTGATCAGCAACAAATGCAGCTTGATACTGATACTTGGAAATAATTACGACAGCTTGTGGAATGCTTTCGGGTTTAAAATACTCATACAAACTGTCATAGACCTTACGATAGATACGTGCAGGTTCAATATCGGAATTGGCTACACACCACTTTCGCATATCACCAAAGTTTTTCTCTTTCAGAAACTTAACAAGATCGGCAATCTTTCGAACATCCGAGAGTTGTGCAACAATGCCTGCATCCAAAACGCCAGAAGAACTATACCGCTGTAACTCATTAAGAGTACGGCGATAGTCAGGGAAGTACTTTTCGATAATCTTTGCAAGAACCGCTTTATCATAAGTAATACCCTCTAACGTTAGAACATTTTCCATGCGCTTCATCAACTGCATGGCCATCTTTGCCTTCTCATCATTCTTCAATGCAAAGTCAATGACAGAACAACGAGAATGAAGAGCGTCAATCAGCTTGGACTTGAAGTTACAAGTAAAGATGAATGTGCAGTTCTTAGCAAACTCTTCGATAGCACCACGCATAGCAGCCTGTGCATCGGGAGTCATATAGTCTGCTTCGTCTAGGATAATGACCTTCTTACCACCAGTTAGAGACACAGTGGATGCATAGCCACGAATTGTGGTTCGTAGCATATCAATACCACGATTTTCGGAAGCATTGATATAGAGATGATTGATACCAATCTCATCACACATTGCTTTCGCTACGGTTGTCTTACCGACACCCGCAGAACCAGTTAACATGAGATTTGGAATTTCTTGCTTCTCTACATATTCCTGAAACGGCTTCTTCAAGCGATCAGGAAGAATACAATCTTCAATAGTTTTCGGGCGGTACTTCTCGACCCACAGGAAGGATTCGTTCGTCAATTTCATTCACCATTTTCTGAATTAGGAATTTAGCGCCTTCACCACCAAGCTGCTGAATATAAATCATCTTGGCAGTAATCATCATGCTGGAAGCCAACATCAATACATCTTCTGCATTATCGCACATCATGATCTGCCTGTCAATAGGCCTCATGAGTTCTTCCATTCTTGCGATCACATCTTTTGCCATTACTTAGACTTTCTCCATTTGAAACCAAAGCAAAGTTCTTGCATCTTTCGATGGAACCAATTGGGCTCATTACCCTCAACAGGAACTAAGACAACAGAACCAGGACCAGGACGATCTGCATCACCAAAGAGATAGCATTGCCAATCAGACCGCTTCGGCATACTGCTAACAGCGGTAAAATAAACGCTGTTAGCATCAGCTACATAATCGGAAGGTTTATAACTATAACCTACCATTACTTCATCACAGCGTCATAGAATTCTTCGAACTGACGGTTCTCTTCCTGCTCTTCGTTATAGTTGGACTTGAAGTAGGCCTTGGCCATACGGCGAATGATCTTCTTGTCTACACCAGTCTTATCAACAGCGCCATCCAATGCGCTCTTCTGGAAGTCACGCTCAGAGGCTACGCGCGTCATGCTATCATTCATTTCACGGATAGCATTCTTCAAGTCTGTCTTCTGAGTTTCAGTGAGAGAATTGATACTCACGAAAGGCTTATTGTGTCCGATACCAGCCATATTACTTTGTCTCCAATGCGATGAAATACTTAATCTTGTCCTTGAATGCGCCACTTGTAGCAGTGAACTTGGCAAATGCTCCAAGCTGAATTTCTACATCATAGTCACCAGGAACAAGCTTGATGTTCTCGACCTTAAACGATGCGATGAAATCAGCACCCTTATAATCATTCAACTTGAATGAAGCGGAGTTTGAAGTATCATTGGCCTTCTCATGTGTCTGCAAGCGGATCTCTCCATTCTTACCAACAACTGAGAGATGAGTAAGATTGTTCATTGAAGCAAGACGAAGGAGCTTTGATAGAATAGCATTCGTCAGCGTGAAGCTAACATCAACCTGCTTCAACTTCAACTCCTTGTCGGGAGGAGAAACGATAAGGTTAGGCGAACACGAATAATAGTTGAATGCGATATCACCATCATTCATCATAACAGAATTTTCTGTGAAGATCAAATCAGGATTTCCAAGAGTAGAAACATTACCTAGGAACTGATTTAGATCATAGATGCCGAACTGCCCAGGAATAGCGTCTTCGATTTCGACTTCAACAAGAATGGACTTCTCAGGGGAAATAGTCTTCTGGACATTTCCCTTCTGTAAGACAAGCCCGGAATTGATTGCAGAAAAGTTCTTCAATACA